TATCCAGAAGGTAAAAACTTCATTGGAGAGGCAAAAATTTTAGACACTCCAATGGGTAAAATAACAAAAAATTTGATGGATGAAGGTGCAACATTAGGTGTGTCTTCACGTGGTATGGGTACATTAATGCAAAGAGATGGTATCAACTATGTCAAATCAGACTATTATTTAGCAACTGCTGCTGATATAGTCGCAGACCCATCTGCTCCAGACGCTTTCGTTGAAGGTATTATGGAAAACAAAGAGTGGGTATGGAACAATGGTATTTTCAAAGAAGTAGAATTAACAGAATGGCAAAAGGAAATTAGACGTACAAAACGTGCTGAATTAGCAGAAAAGAAGGCGCAAGCGTTCAAAAAATTCCTTGGAAATCTGTAAGTTTAAAGACTTAATTTGTATAAATATTATTAAATTGTAATTTTGCAAAATTAAAATTAAAGGGAGAATCCTATGGCGAACAAGTTTTACAAAGTAGAAGCGATGAGTGAGCAACCAGACTTACCTAAAAAGAATGCTGTTGCTGGCGAACCTTCTCACTTAGCAAATGCTGGATCCGTTACTGATATGGGTGCTGCTGTAGTTAGTCCGACTGATGGTAAGAAGGACGCTGCTGCTGGTATCAATAAAGTTTCTGATGCTGTAAATGCTAAAGCCGCTGATGGTCATCAAACAAAATCTGATACCGAAGCGGGAGTAACTAAAGTTTCCACTCCTGGTCAAACTCTAAATGCTAATAACGAAATGCCTGGCGATGAGGACGATAAAGAAGAAATCAAAGCCGCTTACGAGCAAGACGAAAAATCTGATGATGAAAAGTCTAAGGAAGAAGTGAAAGAGCAAGAAGGTGACGAGGAAGAGAAAAAAGATAAAGATGCTGAGTCTATGAAAGAAGAAGACGAGGAAGATTCTGAAGCTAAGAAAAAAGAAGATGATGCTGACGTTAAAGAAGCAGTTGCTGCTTTATTAGGTAACGAAGCAGAATTGTCTGAAGAATTTAAAGACAAAGCAAAAACAGTATTCGAAACAGCATATAAAGCAAAAGTTAAGAAAGAGTCTGATCATATGAAAAAAGATATGGAAGACAAACTTTCTAAAGAAAAAGAAGCGGTAAAAGAAGAACTAACTCAAAAAGTTGATTCATATCTTTCTTACGTTGTAGAAGAATGGATGAAAGAAAACGAATTAGCAATTGAGAGAGGTCTTAAAGGAGAAATCGCTGAAGACTTTATATCTGGTTTGAAAAAACTTTTCGAAGATCATTATATTGACGTGCCAAACGAAAAATATGATGTGCTCGAAGATCAAGCAAGAAAAATAGAAGACTTGAACAGTAAATTAAACGAAGAGATTGAAAAAAACGTAGAACTCAACAGTAAAATTGGTGAGTTTGCGAAAAACGATATTTTCGAAGACGTTGCAAGTGATTTAGCAGAAACTGCTAAAGAAAAGTTTTCTAAACTTGCCGAAAATATTGACTATAAGACTGCTGACGATTACAGAAAGAAATTAGAAACTGTTAAAGAATCTTACTTTCCAAAAACTGTATCTGAAGGCAATGAGATAGACAATGTGGCGGCTGGCGAGGAACCAAAAGACCTTACCAATGCTATGGCTGCATACTCCGCCGCTATCACAAAGACTAAAAGTAAAAACTATTAATAATTTGAATTAAGGGAGAAAAACATATGTTCTTATCTGAAACAGTAGAAAAAAAATGGCAGCCAATTCTTGAGCATCCTGATTTACCAAAAATCAAAGATTCTTACAGAAGAGCTGTTACATCAGTTGTTTTAGAAAACCAAGAGAAAGCAATTAAAGAGGATAACGCCTTTTTAAGTGAAGCAGGTTCACCTGTATCACCGTCTTCATCTACTGGTGCTTCTATAAACAATTGGGATCCAATCTTAATCTCATTAGTACGAAGAGCAATGCCAAATCTTATCGCATACGATATTTGTGGCGTGCAACCAATGACTGGTCCAACTGGTCTGATCTTCGCTATGAGATCACGTTACCAATCACAAGCTGGTACTGAAGCGTTATTTGACGAAGCAGATTCAGACTTCTCTGGCAGAAATGCTGCAGGATCGTCTGTTGATGGTTTCTCAACAAGTGCTCAGGCTGGTACTAACCCAAGTGTATTAAATGACACACCTGCTGGCGCTTACACAAGCGGTACAGCAATGACTACTGCTGCGGCAGAAGCATTAGGTGGAAGAACTGAAGATCAATTCGCTGAAATGGCATTTTCAATTGAGAAATCAACTGTAACTGCTAAAAGCAGAGCATTGAAAGCAGAATACACTATGGAACTTGCACAAGACTTAAAAGCAATCCACGGTTTAGACGCAGAAACAGAATTAGCAAATATTCTATCTGCTGAAATCCTTGCTGAAATCAATAGAGAAGTAGTAAGAACTATTTACGTTAATGCTGAAAAAGGCGCTGGTGTAAATACAACTGCTGCAGGTATCTTTGATTTAGACACAGACTCAAACGGCAGATGGTCAGTTGAGAGATTCAAAGGTCTTATGTTCCAAGTTGAAAGAGACTCAAACGTAATTGCACAAAGAACAAGAAGAGGAAAAGGTAATATTATTATCGCTTCTTCAGACGTTGCTAGTGCTTTACAAATGGCAGGCGTATTAGACTATGCACCAGCATTAAATAACAATTTAAATGTTGATGACACAGGTAATACTTTTGCTGGAGTATTAAACGGCAGATACAAAGTGTATATTGATCCATATTCAGCAAATAATGCTGCTTCTCAATACTTTGTAGTAGGTTATAAAGGTACATCACCTTACGATAGTGGTTTATTCTACTGTCCATATATTCCTCTACAAATGGTTAGAGCTGTTGGTCAGGACACTTTCCAACCTAAAATCGGTTTCAAAACGAGATATGGCTTAGTTGCTAATCCGTTTGCTGAAGCAGGTTCAGGCGATGCAGCAGTTCAAACTGGTGCTGGTACTGCTAACTCTAACAGATATTACAGAAGAGTAAAAGTATCTAACTTAATGTAATCATTAAGATTTACTTTCACTTTAAGTAATTAATGTGATAGCGATTTCAAAGGGGTGGGAGTTAATTCTCTCACCCCTTTTTTTTATATGAAAAAAATACTAATTCAATATCTTTACATATTCATCATCACTTTGTTAATGTTACTGGTTTTTACGTGGGTAAATGCCTGTGAGAAAGAACAAATAGATGAAACCCTACCTATATGTGAAGAACTACAAGTATCTACTGAAGAAAAACCTTGTAAAAAAGATGATGTAAGTATAAGTGTAATAAGTGATGCTTTAGAGAAATTAGGTGAGTCAGGAACACTTCCAAAGTAAGTATAAATACTATTATGACAACTATAAACTCATTTAGCAGACAACCTACTAAACTAGACTACTTGTCACCTACACAGTTTAGATTTCAAATTCTTAAACTGCCAAAGGTAGAATTTTTTGTAACAAAGATTAATTTACCAGGTATCTCTATTGATGTACAAAATCAAACAACACCTTTTAAAGACTTACCTCTACCAGGTGAAAAAGTAATATATCAACCATTTCAACTAGAGTTTATTGTAGATGAAAATTTAGAGAACTTTAGAGAATTGCACGGTTGGATATATGGTTTAGGATTTCCTTCAGGTTATACAGATTTTCAAAACTTATTAGCATCAGGTTCTGATAGGTTTCCGAAAAGTGCTTTAATATCTAGTGCTGCTCAAGAAGCAGGTAAAACAGGTATCGCTGCTGCTGAAGGTGCAATATATTCAGACGCAACACTATCAATTCTAACAAGTAAAAATAATTCAAATATAGAAGTACGTTTTTCAGATGTATTTCCAAGTGAATTGTCAGGTATAAGTTTCGATCAACAATCAACGGACGTAAATTATGTAACAGCGACTGCTACGTTTCAATATAAGATATATGAGTTTGCAACAACTCAATCATCACGTACTACTGTTACAACAGGATAAATATGGTATAAATATAACATAACTATATAATAAAAGGGTGATATGACATTAGAAGAACTACAAGATATAATAGAAAAAGACCTCACTATAGATAAAATTGCTTTAGATATTGAGAGTTTAAAAACTCCACAGTTATACAATAAGTATATGAAGCATTTAAATAATTTCAAACTACTAAAGAAAAAAGCATTTTCAGATTACGATACTTTAAGAAGAGATCGCTGGGAATACTATACAGGCAAATCAGATCCAGATGTATATAAACTGGAACCTTTTAATTTAAAGATATTAAAACCAGATGTAGAAAAGTATTTGGACGCTGACCCTAAATTACAGAAAGCATCTGATAAATGCGAATACTTAACAGTAGTGTGTGATTATTTAGAAAAAACAATTAAACAAATTAGTAGTCGTTCATTTGATATTAAAAATGCAATTGAATGGCAAAAATTTACAAGTGGAGCAATATAACAATGTCAGCACTATCTTTTTTGAAATATCAATACTGGTTTCATCAATCAATTATTAAAAATCATTTATGTGATAGAATTATTGAAGAGGGTGAAAGAGAATTACAAAAGTTAAAAGCAAAAGGTGAATCTACAATTGCAAGAACTTTTGGCAGAAAAGAAGAAGTAGAGGGTGATACAAAAGCAAAAATAGGCACAAAGACTTACGAAGAAATGGAATCAGATGGAATTAATCCAGAAGATGTTTCTGTAAGAAAAACTGAAGTCGCTTGGTTATCTGCTGGAACTGGTCATCAATGGTTATTCGATCTTATCAATCCTATTATCCACGAAGCAAATAGAAAAGCAGAGTGGAATTTTCAAATAGATTCCCACGAACCAGGACAATTTACAAAGTATCCTGTAGGTGGTTATTATGGTTGGCACGCTGATAACAATCCTTTATTATATAAAAAACCAGACGAAAATACACCTAAAGATACAGATGGTAATCTTTTACCACCATATACTGCCGATCCTATAATGTGGGGTAAGTATAGAAAGATAAGTGTAACTGTTAATATAACTCCACCAGATCAATTTGATGGTGGTGATTTAAAATTTGATTTTGGTCCTCATTGGGGTGCAAAAAAAAGATTTCATTTATGTGAAGAAATTAGACCACGTGGGTCAATAATTATTTTTCCATCTTCTTTACATCATCAAGTAACACCTGTAACAAGAGGAACTAGATACTCATTAGTGGTGTGGTATCTTGGACAGCCATTTAAGTAATATGATAATACCTTATAATTCAAAAGAGTTATTTGAAAAACAAAGATACGTTATAGTAAGACAATTTTTACCTATTGAGTTATGTAATATAGCATTTCGTTATGGTATAATGAAAGCAGACATTAGGCATCCTGATGGACGTTGGGATGATATACAAACTATGGGTAGTTACTCTGCTTATGCAGATACACTTATGGAATGTCTTTTAGAATTTAGTATTCCACATATGGAAAAAATTACAGGATTAAAACTATTCCCAACATATTCATATTTTAGAACATATAAGAATAATGATGTATTACAGAAACATACAGATAGACCTAGTTGTGAAATATCATTAACATTAAATCTTGGACAAGAAGAAACTAGAAGTTGGCCAATCTATATGAACGGTGTTGAAGTTGATTTAAAACCAGGTGATATGGTTGTTTATAGAGGTACAGAATTAGAACACTGGAGAGATAGAAATTTAGGTGGTAAGCACGTTCAGGTGTTTATGCACTATGTAGATAAACAAGGTCCTTTTGGTACTTATGCTAAGTTTGACAATAGAGAAATGTTAGGACTTCCTTCATCAAAAAGAAATCCAGAGTCAATGAAAAAAGTATGGGAAATTGAAGAAAAGATTAGAAAAAATGCAGAACATCATAATAAAAAAACTTAATGATGTTTATCTTCAAGTTGATGGAGACAATAACATAAAGAGAGAACTATCAGAATTTTTTACCTTTGAAGTACCAGGATATAAATTTACA